ATCCTGACAGCGAGGCTTACACCAAGAAACCTGTCTGTGGACCGGGAACGGCTTTGTCATGCCGCCCAAGAAACCGGTCGATCCCGTTCTGGGGTCCAAGATGTGGCTGATGCCGCCCGGTGATGATCGCGCCGACAGGCGCAGCGCCACGCCGCAAGGGTTCTCGCGCGCCGTGTTCCAGGCAAATTGTCCGGTTGAAGCCAGGAGGGCAGCATGAGCGCCCAACGCAAAACATACGAGCAGGAGCCGATTGCCCGCCCGATCTGCAATGTCGAGGGCGAAGGCTCGATAATTGGCACGATCCTGATCAACAATGACGCCTATCAGCTTGTCGCCGGCATTCTCCAGCCGGAGCATTTCTGGGTGGATGATTTCGGTGAGGTTTTCCGTGTCATGGGCGACCTCATCAAACAAGGAAAGTCGGCTGTTCCGATCACGATCAAGCCGTTTGTCCAATGGGATGCTCAGGTCGGGAAATTCAGCGATGAGGATGGCCGTCCGCTGACATTGGGCAAGATCATCGCCCGGTGCGCTGTGGAATTTTCCTTGCCTGTTGGTTCGATGGTGCAGCGCGCCGAACTGATCCGCGATCTCTGGAAAATCCGAAACCTTGTTTCCATCGCTCACCGGCTGGAAGATGCCTGTTACGCCATGGACGTTGACACCTTGCCGAACGATCTGGGCGAGACTGCCATTTCAGAAATCACATCAGTCATGTCGGACGGCGATGATGTTTATGGCGCTGTTTCCTTCGGAGCGGCTCTGGATGAGGCGCTTGACGACACGAACCGGGCATACAGCGGGAAGAAAGGGACCGGTATCAGCTATCGTTTCCGGCCTGTGGAAGAACTTATCGGCCCGATGTGTGGCGGACAGCTTATCATCCTCGGCGGCGCGACCAAGCAGGGTAAGTCAGCACTGGCCGGTCAGTTGGCCATGGGCGCAGCCAGCGAGGGCTTCCCGGTCTGGTTTTATTCCGGCGAGATGTCAGCGAAAGAACTGGCGATGCGCGAGAATAGCCGTGAAACCCAGGTATCGGTCAATCGCCAGAAGCGCGGGAAGGTCACGGAATCGGACTACGAGCGATTGATGTCCTTCCGAAACGAAAACCGGGACAAGCCGATCTATATCCAGCAAAAGAAGCTCACCCTTGATCAAATTGAGGAGCGCATTCGTCATTTCGTCTCGAAGAAGGGCAAGGGACTGGTCATCATCGACCACATGGGCCTGATCGACCGAGACAAAAATGAAAAGAAGCTGGCGGATTGGGAATTCGGTCAGATCGTAACCGCCCGGCTTAAACAGATCGCCCGTGAGATGGACATTCCGATCATCGGCTGCGCTCAGTTGAAGAAGAACACATTCACCGACTATCGACCGACGATCAACGAGAAGTTTTTCCACCAGCTCCTGTCCAAGAAACCGCGCTATTCGGATCTGATCGGCGCCATCGAACGCGATGCTGACCATGTGCTGATCCCGTTCCGGCCGGTCGTATTTCTGAAAGAGCACGAGCCGTCGAAATTCTCGGACCTTTATGAGGTCTGGGATCAGTTGGTCAAAGAGAACGAGGACAAGGCCAAGATATTCCTTGCCCTGTCCCGCGAAAGCCAGTGGCCCCGTGACGTTGAATGCGGCTGGCACGGCTCGACCACGACATTCGTCGATCTGGGCGGCATGAACGAGCCGGAATTGATCAAGAAGGAAATCATGGAGAATCCGATGGGGCTTGGCCTATGACCAACCATTTCGCCGCCTACACACGAGAAGTCCCCGGCGGGTTCTGGGTGATGCTCCGCTTTGCCCGCGACGGCAGGCCGAAACCCGTCATGGGCGAGGGCGACAAGCCGATCATCTATCCGACTAAGCTGGAAGCCACAGAGCGAGCGCTCCAAGACCTTCTCGCCTATATGAACTCCGAATACCTGAGATGCGGAGAAACCGCTTCCACGGCCAAATCCAAGGCCGAGGCACTATTCCCGACATTGAAGCCGATCAGGAAGAACGGGAAGGTGATCCCGGTCGAGCGGAAGGTGAGGGCGGCATGAACACTCGCCAGCGCGTCGAATCCATCTGTGCCGAGTATGGCGTCAAGATCATCGATCCCCGCCGGTATCCTGAGATCGGGGAAACACGCGCTGTCGCCACCATGGAGCGGATATTGCGGAATTTCGGGGAGGCCCATTTCCGTCTGGTCATGACGACCTTGGCGGAAACGGCCAATAACAAAGCCCTGCTGGACGAATATGGGCTATGGATGACCTCTGACCTGGTTCACGCCTGCCGTGGCATAATCGACCAGGATGCAACGGCATGGCTTGAACTATGGGACGCTATCCCGCTGGGGCGGCTTCAATTCATCGCGAATGACCTCTCGGGTATCACCCCGCAAAGACATGCATTGTCAGGGATGGTATACGAGAGAGTGTTCCGCCGCTTCGGCCCGAACGCCAATCAACTCGATCTTTTAGACGATAGGAGGACAGGATGACGCCGGAAGAAATCGCTGAACTCTTTATCCGTGGTGCTGAGGTTGACCGGAGATTGCCCGACACGGCGCGACCGAAGCGCCTCAAGGCCCAGAACCTGCCATATGTCCACGATCAGGCCGATCAGAACGGCTGGGGCGAGGAACGCTATCAGAAAGAGCGAGAGGCGTTCTTTCATTCCCGCCTGTCCCATGAACAGGTTTCGGAATGGGAACGCTGTAACGATCTGATCAAACTGGTTGCCGATGAAACCCGCCGGCGCTGTCTGTGGGCATGGTCCATGGCACAAGCTGGAGGTCAACCATTCGCCCATTGGTGCCGTGATCAGGGCTTTCATGTCGAGACAGGTCGAAGGCGGAAAAATCGGGCGATTTTGGAAATTGCATTCAATGTGGTTCGTAACACATTGGAAAAGAACAATATACCGTCATCGGACCTGTTGCGTGTTGGCCCCGATTTCGAGCATATTGATGTCAACATCGCAGACGACGCGCCCAGCAAACAGCCGGTCACCTGGCGGGATGATTTCTCGCTGACCCACGGTGAACAAGAACCAGATTTCAGTTGGGCCGAGGCGCGAAACGAACGACGCCGCCAGAAATATGCTGGAAAGCAGAAGGCGGCTTGATGATCCCGAGCGAAAGCGTCTCGTTGAAGCCAAAGGCAAGGCTGGAGGTGGAGAGCGTTAGTAGGTGGCACGGCACGGCCCCGTGATGACACGGCGGAAAGTTACGCTGACAGGTGGAAGACGGCGCAAGCCGGTGGCACAGGATGCCTTTGCGGAAGCCGACGATCCGCCCCCATGCAGTACCGCCCCACTTATCAGGGTAGCGCGAGCCATGGGGGCTACGAGAAGGGGTATCCACCGAATTGAGGTGGCGAGGGTTCGAATCCTTCCGGCGCATGGAAATTGCGACGTGGCTGAGTGGTTTAAGGCATATCCCGCGAAATCAGAACGGCGGCGCTGAAAAGCAGAAGCTACAGGACGGCTTTCTCTGGAGGCTTAATGTTTTCCCATCGCTCAGCGATGGCGGCGCATGCTGCATCGAAATTTTTGATGCGGCTAATAGAATTTCCGGGAGCACAATAAACAGATCCACTATAGGCGTCGACGGTTAAACAGAGTTTTTTTCTGGTTCTGCTCCGTCTTCGTCATCAAGAAAGCCTAAATATCCGAAGAGGAATGCAGAGTGCCAATCTGCAACCTCTTGTTTAAGAGCTTTCCCTTTTTCGTATCGAAGAGTTGCCAGTCCAATTTTGATTTTGTTGGTCGATGTCGTTTTACGGAAGCGCATACAGATATCGGCAGTGATCTTGACGCCTTCCCTCATAATAGGCGGGCAATTGCCAGGTGCTAGACGTTCTGCATCTGGTATTTCAAGAAGTGGTGCTACTTTTGCAAACCTGTCGATATAGTCGGCATTATGGTCATACAGATCACGGTCAAAATCGCTGTCTGCCATACGGGTTCTGAGCTTATCGGCAAAGGATGAAAGTTCTGCGGTATCGGATGAACCCGATCTGAGGTGTTTGCCGATTTGAAGTTTTGCTTCTTTATGCTGGATGACACGAGAAATCGGCTGGTACTTGCAACTGGTAAGAATTGATCGCCTTTTCATTTCAGAGCCAGCCATGTAATCGGCCAAATAACGCGCTGAAATTTGGGGTTCTTTAACCAGCCTGTGTGTCTTCTTAGGTTCAACCATGATTCGCTCGCGTGAAAGTTGAACTATGATGCACGAACAATATCTTTCGGTAAAGACGGAAGCCGGGAAGATGCTCTATCTGTCCCCGCTGTCTGATAGACAAATATCCCTCTGTTCTGAGGATATAGAGGATAGTAGCGGATATTTCTTGTTTGAGCGTGAAGGTGAGGGCGACAGCGCCCCGATTCATGTTTTGGCACGATTGATATCAGATGACGCCGTAGAAGCTATGCGCGCAATGCTGGGGATGGAGTAGCGCCCCGCCGTTCTGAACTTACCATCCATGGTTCAGCCGTCGCCTTCGGGTGGCGGCTTTTTCATTTCAAAAATCGGAGAACGATATGCGCTTTGGCTTTTCAGCTATGGCGATGGCTCTGCTGTCGTCATCTGTCCGTGGTCTATTTGGTGGCGCATCGCTGCCGATAGTCTCGATCCCGCCGATGCACCGGAATTCCGGCAGTTCCAAGCGCATCCGCCTTGGTGGCCGGACCTACAAGCCGAATGGTGATCGTGAAGTATCTCGCCGCCAGCGCCAGATTGCCGAGGGCCGGCTAACCGCCAGCGATGGCGTCGTGTTCCAATAATGGCCGATGCGATGAAATGGCGTCCAATCTCCGAGTTGACGGAAGCTCATATGGACCTGATGCTGACACATCGTGTCGTCCTGTGGGAAAGATGCTCCGGCGCGGCCATTCCCGGCGCATACAGTGAAATAGGAACGTTTGATTATTTCACCGTGAATGACGTCATTGATGCCGGATGGCAAAAGTTCCTCGTCATCCCGTCCGCTGTCGTCGCTTCTCAATCATAAGGGAGCGGGTATCTCCGACTGAGACCGCCGGTCGCTTGGCACAAGGCTTACACTCGTGGCCGTGGAGGCCGTCCGACCGCTCCGGGGACCATGCCCCTCATATAGCGGATCAAGTGGGCAAGACCGGTAATAGTTACAGTCCAGCGGCTTTGCGCAGGGCTTCGTTCATAAGGGCCTGCCAGCCTTTGCCCTTGGCCTTGAAGGCTTCGACAATATCGGGATCAAGCCGGATCGTCACCATCGTCTTCCCAGACGAAGGACGCCCGCGACCGCGCTTCTCGGCTTCTGCCGGGATAGGCATCGGTATAGGCGCGGCATTCTTCTGAGGCTTTGGCTTCGGTGCCGCTGGTTCCGTTTCTTTTGAGATGATCCTGATCGCCATCGCAGTCTCCTGAATTTTGTAAATACAATATTCCGTTGAGACTATTTTTGTAAATACGAAAATAGGTGAGATATGAACCGGCGCAAGTTCCTCTCCATGCTCGGGATCGCCCCCATCGCCGGATGCGTTCCTGCAATGGCACTGCCAAGGCCGGAGAAGCCGACCGAGATCGGACGTTGGACTTGCTTCGGAAAAGTGGAGAGGCATTTTTCGACTACGCGGCCATTCGTTCGAACTGAGCTGGGCTCAGATAGTCGAGTGAAGAATGACGGCGGACGGGATTGTAGAAGCCCTCAATATATTGGGCAATAGCTATTTCTGCATCGTGCCTTGTCTGGAATATGGTCCTCCAAATCAGCTCTGATTTCAATGTCTTGAAGAATGTTTCCACCATTGCGTTATCGTAGCAATTTCCCTTTCCAGACATGGAAATCGTGATGCCGTTCGCCTTCAGCTTCGCCTGGTAATCAAGGGAACAATATTGACTTCCGCGATCGGAATGATGGATCAGGCCCTTTGGCGGTCGCCGCATTGTTATGGCCTTTTCGAGAGCTTGAAGAGCCAGCCGGCGATGCAAGCGGTCACTGACGGACCATCCGACAACACGGCGTGCGAAGAGATC